GCACCCGTAGCGCCAGTAGCGCCAGTAGCGCCTGTAGGTCCGGTTGGTCCAGTAGGACCAGTAACGGTGGAAGCAGCACCAGTCGCTCCAGTAGGACCAGTGGGTCCTGTCGGTCCTACACCACCAGTCGCTCCAGTAGGACCAGTTGGTCCAGTCGGTCCAATAGCCCCGTCAGGTCCCGTAGGACCTGTGGGACCAGTAGGTCCTGTTGCGCCAGTAGAGCCTGTAAGTCCTGTCGCACCTGTGGGTCCTGTCGGACCTGTTGGTCCTGTTGCCCCAGTAAGTCCTGTACTTCCCGTGGCACCTGTAGGTCCTGTTGGACCAGTCGCGCCCACTCCACCAGTTGCTCCAGTAGGTCCAGTCGGTCCAGTAGCACCCACGTTTCCTGTTGGTCCAGTAGGTCCCGTAGGTCCTGTAGGTCCAGTTGCGCCGACGTTGCCTGTCGCGCCTGTGGGTCCTGTTGCTCCGATTGGTCCTGTTGGTCCTGTTGCTCCGGTACCACCCGTTGCTCCAGTCGGACCAGTAGGTCCAGTGCTTCCCACAGAACCTGTTGAACCAGTTGGACCAGTTGGACCAGTCGGTCCTTGAGCGCCTTGGGGACCAACATTTGATGTACCCACAATCTGTGTTCGTGTGCCTACCGACAGTGGTGCGGCAGGGTCGGCTTGTGCGATGCGGAACGTATTGTTCTGCTTGTAGATGGTGAGTTCGTCGTTGCGGATAACAACGGTGACACGGGTGGTAGCCACTGCTACCTCGTCACGTCAGCGAGAACTGTGACCTGCCCTGCGAGGATGGTGGAGATAACACCGCTGGCGTCTTCTTGAAGGTCCCAGTAGAAATGACCAGGGTCAAGTTGTGCGGAGTCAGCGGATGCAAGTGTGCAGGTAACTTCGCCGTTTGCGCCATCTGTTACTGCGCAAGTAAATTCTGCTGCGATAATGGTTGACTCTTGGCTGGAACGAATCTGGCTTGTGTAGGTTCGTCCTGTGATGTTGATGGGGGTTGTCTCATCATCTTCGAGCAGCACTGCTACGACGACCTCTGTGTCGCCTCGCATGATGGTGATGTCTTGTGTAGCGGGTGCAGCCATATGTCTACCACTTTACCTTATTTGCCCAGTATGCGGCGGACATCTTGCCCTTCTTGATGTTTGCTGCGTGACGAGCCTGGAAGGATTCGCGGCGCTTGCGGTATGCCTCGGATTCCCCTGCTTTCTTTGGGGAGCCTGAGACGCCTTGCTGTCCGAACCTAATCAGTTTGACTTGGTCGCCTTCTTTGGCGAGAACAGCGTGAGACTTTTTGTCGTGTCCTGGGGTGCGCTTCGGTTTGTTGTATCCGGCGAACTTTTCGCCACGGTATTCAATGGTCATGGTGATGTGATACTACCTGATTCGAGTAGGACGTTTTTGGCGTTCACTGGTATACGGGATTGTTGACCTTTGGTTAGGACGATGTGGTGTCGTCCGATGTCGGCGGTGATGTTTTTGAGGGCTGTGACGGGTACGGTGGCAACGTCTGATTGTTCCCATTGGGTGTCTTGGAGTTGGTGTCCTTGGGGGATTGTGTCGGCAAGGATGCGGGCTGCGTTAGCCCAGGAGTATTCCCGCGCCTCCTTATGTTTTGCTGTTGGGGTGTCAGAAATAATAGACCGCATATTTTGAATCAAGGCATTTACGTCTGGTTCGTCCCAGTTCCCTGCGTCGTAAATGCTTGGCTCTGTGCAGGGTGTTGAGGTTGTCGGCACGACTGCGTTTGCTAGGTGTGAAAACATTCGGTGACCGCTTGTGTCGCTGATGATGGTGGGTAGCCCTGCTGCTATTGCTTGCAGTGGCATGAGTCCCCATCCTTCTCCTCTGGACATGGAGATGAAGCAGTCGGAATCCCAGTAAAGGTTTCTTTCTTCTTCCTCTGTCATCAGTTCCCTATGTAACACAATACGGTTATTGTTTATCTTGGGGACCCCGCCGATAATGTCCATCCGGCATTTGAGATGCAACTCAGCATCCATGTCAAGACGGTTGAACGCCTCCACGACAACGTCTAACCCTTTGCGCCTCCAGTGCGACCCGCCAGCCAAGAACCTAAATGGACCTTCGCGTCGTTTCTTGTTGAGTTGTGGTTTCCAAAGTTGCGTGTCGATACCGAGCGGAACAACAGCAACATTACTGTGGTACTTATCAAAGATTTCTTTATTGTGGTCACACGGCACAACAATCATGTCGAACTGAGGAAACAACTCGTGCATCGTCTGGGGAAGAACATCCGCTTCCCACATCGTAAATAAGACACGATACTGTCCGGCATACCAGCCCTTCACCATCGTCGGCTGAAGAACAAAAACAGCGGTACTTGCCGTATCAGACAACGTCACTATTTTGTCAAGTTCATCCCGTAACGAATTGTGCAATCTCCCATAACCGTAATGAGTATGGGCGGGACCAAAGATTGCTAAATGATTCCCGTCTCCACTTGCCATTCGTGCTTCGCCTTCTTCTCCAATTCGGCAGACCCGTCAATAGACTTAGGCTGCAACCCGTTCTGACGGAGACGCTTATACGCAGGCATATCCTTATTCCATCCCTTCTCCGTCTTGTTGATTTCCTCAACCCTAGAACCACGCGATGTGGTTGAGTTGGCACCAGTACGAACGTGCGCGATGCGGCAACCAAAGCAGCCCTCTACGTCAAGGTTCGGATGCGTTTCACGATGCTTCAATGTAATCCCCATACCCTGCTTCTATAAGGTCCGCTTCCTCGGCAGCAGTCAACACATTGTCATGACCGCCGTAGTAGGTAATTGCTACTTCATCAAGGTATGCAGGCTGCGTCTCCGTGTAAGTACCGTCAAGCAACTTATAAACGTTACGCCCACGATTACCAGATTCAACCCTGCCAAACAAGCGTGATTCAGGGCTGTTATTCCAAAGGTCATCCCAATACACAAACGGGTCAGTAGGAGGACGGAACACAGCCATCCCCTCATAATAGCAAAACCCCCCACCCCGAAGGGCAGGGGGTCTTACTTGACCTAAAAGTTAGGTCAGGAGTTTGCGCCGATGCTGGACGCCGACTCGATACGACGGAGGCTTGCCTCACGGAAGCGACCGTATCCACCGAGCCAGTACCAACCGAGCGGCTGGAGACGCATGAGAAGGTCGGTCACGTTTCCGCGAACAATCTTCGGCATAGCGCCGTTGCCATCGGTGACGCTGTGCGCCTTAGCGAGCGCCTGACGACCCATGATGAGGGTTGCGTAGACGTCAATGGTTCCTGTCGAACCCGAACCGTTCGAGGCGTTCTCGAACAGCGGGGCGCGGGGCGTCTCAATGAAACGCACCGACTCGAAGGTACCAATCTCGCCGTTGTAGATTCCGGCGGGGTTGACGTAGTTGGCGGGTGTGCGCCAGCCAGCAGCGTCAGTTGCCGAGCGGAAGTCAAACGACACGTCCGGGTGGATGTAGCCCATGTACGAACCACCGAAGGTGGCGACGTTGGCTGCGCGCAACTTGGCGACCTGCTTACGCACGTCATCAGCGGCGAGGATGTCCTCCGTCTGGACCGTGGTACGGCTCGACGGGTCGGTTGTGCCGCCTGTTGCGTAAGCAACGTTGGAGCCAGCAGCGAGAACGTCGCGGACGACGCGGTCGATGGAGTCACCAGCGTTGTAACCAACGATGTTCGCAGCCGAGTTGTCGACATCGAGGAACGACGTGCCACGCAACTTAGCGGTGGTGACGACGGCGTTACCGTACTCAGCAAGAGTAACGGTGACCTGGCTGTCAGCAAGGGCTGTGGGGGTAACGTCTGTCACTTCGTTCAGCGTCGAGGTCGCCGGGGCGAGGTCGCTGAAGATGGTGAATGTGACGGCAGAACCAGGCATCGACTGTGCTGTCGGCATAACGTCGGCAGCCTGGTCGAACAGCAACTCCGAACGCAGCGCGAAATAGGCGATGCGGTCAAAGGCTGTCTGGTCTACGGAGAGGGAGGAGGTGGTTGTTTCACCAGCCATTTTGGTTTTCCTTTAGGGTTGAGGGTTTAGATTGCGTTTCGCGCCTCAGCCAGAATTGCCAATACTTCTTCCTCAGACGATGCCTCTGCGATTCGCTTGTTCCAGTCGATAGGGGCGCTCGCTGTTCCTGCTCCTTGGGCGACCTTTTCGGTGCGCTTCCAGGCGTCGGCTTCGCTTGTGTCCTGTTCGGGGGTGTGAATCAAATTGGCTTCCATAGCAGCCTGCTTGATGGACTCTGGGGTCATGTCTCCGTCGTATGCCTTCATGAAATACTGCGTCATCTTGTTGCCGGGGTCTAGCCCTGCTTCAAGAAACGCTGCCTTTCGTGCGGCTGTTTCGGCGGATGCGGCTCGCTTTTCGGCGTCCGCAAGACGCTTCTCCAGTTCCTTCATCCGTGCGCGAACTGGGTTCTTGCTTTCGGTTTCAGGCTGGTAATCGTCGTCCTCGTACTGGTCGTACTCGTACTCTGACATATGGCACTCTCCTTAGTGTCCACGTCGTAGCGGAGGACTACGACGGCTACTTTGATTTACACCCCTGTTGTACGCCACGTTGTCGGGGGATATCCCGTGGGTTTCGGTCTGCGACCTATGAAATAAATATACACCTTTTATTTGGTGTGTGCAAGCATCCTATTGGTTGGCGCTTGTAAGCCCGATGATTCCCTTGGATGTTTCTGCGAGCGACCCGCCTGCTTCAAATGCTGCTTTGCGTTGACGTGCGCGTGTTGCTACTCGTTGGGCTGCTGCTGCGTTTGTTCCGAACGCCGCACCAATTTGCTCAGCCTGGGTGATTGCTTCCTCTCCAGCCAGCGGCTTGTAGAGTTCTTGGGTGGCTGCGATGTCTGCAAATCCTTGCTGCGCTTGGGTTTGGGTGATTCCACGGTTGACCAGTTCTTCTGCTTGGGCGGCTGTGATTTGCTGCTGTTGTTCGCGGGCGGCATTTGCTCGTCTTGCTGCTTCTGCACGGCGAACTACGTCTGTTTGTTGGAGGCGTGTTGGGTCAATCATGTAGGCGGCGATGTCGCCGTCTTGAAGACCGTAGAGGCGCTTGAGTTCTTCGCGTGTTCCTGGTTCTGTTTCTGTTACTGCGCGGTAGCCTTGACGGATGCGGGCGTCCAGTTCGTCTGCGCGAACGTCATTAGCGATGAAGTTGGCAAAGTCATCCTGAGTATCGTAAAACCCTTTTGGCATACCGTTGGCGCGAAGAACATTTCTGTACTCTCCTTCCAACTGGATGTACGCTAGTTCTCCACCCTGAAGCGGAGCAAGACCTTTCTTCTGTCGTTCGATAAGACCCTTGAACCGCTGCTTGTACTGGTCTGTGCTACGAATCGCTCGCCAGATATTTGTCGAAGCATCAGCACCAGTGAACTGCGTCGGGTCATCCTTGATGGCGTTGTCAATAGCGCCAATCAAACCCTCCAAGCCGTACTCGCGGAGAATATCTAGTGCGTCGTCACGTGCTGCCATTATGCCATCTTTCCAAATCCCTGAGCCAAAGCATACGCCACATTACGGTACGTATTCTTTGCGTCGTCAGTGTTCTGCCATTCAGGAAGGGTGCGGAGATACTTGTTCCATTCCCATAGGTCCATCTGGCGGTACTCGCCAGTCTTGGGGTCCTGATAATTCAACGCTCTGTTCCACTTGTCCTGGGTCCAGTCAATGTTGTTCGGGTCAACAGAAGTTCCTAGGACGTTCGCTGTCTGCTGTTTGTAGGCGTACATGGCTGTTTCCACATCCTGCCCCTTGTCCAGAGCGGGTTGAAGGCTGCGGAACTGAGTACGGGCAGATGAACGCATGAGGTCTTCCCACTGTGTAGCGCTCTTTGTCCCAGTCATAATTTCTTGGGTCCAGGTGTCAATCTGAGACTGCGAGGGCTTCTGGAAATACGCTGCTGCTTTGGCGTAAAGGTCACGTGCTACGGAGCCTTGGCGCAGGTCGGCAATACCAGTAGCACCACGCAACTGCGCATCTGCTACCGCTTCCGAGCCAATGGCATTTACCAACTGAACATCAGAGTAGTTGAACTTGATGCTGTCTTCAGCCAACTTACGCAGAGTTGCATCAGACAACGCATACCCGTTGGCAAGAGTCTGTGCCTTGATTGTATCCACCTTTGATGTCACGTTTGTTTCATACGTGGCAGGGTCGGTTGACTGGAGAATCTTAGACTGACGGACGCTCTGCTGAGTGGTGCGGAACCATCCTGTGTTCTGAAGCGAGGCAGTCAACTTTGCAGAATCGTTGTACCACCCCTCTTTCACAGATTGGTCGATTACTTTCTTGACATCAGGGTTGTCGTTGTACACATCCCAAAGCGAGCCGAATTCCTTCTGAATAGTTTCTTTCCACTTAGCGGTGTTCGTTTTATCGGCTGTCTTCTTAGGCGCAACCTTTTTCTTGGCAATCGTCTTCTTTGTGTTCTTCTGCTCTTGACCGACAATGTACTTCAAGCGTGTCTTCAGGTCCCCAAGTTCTTGCTCGGTGTATTCACCGTAACCAGGAACAACCCACTTCTTTGTCTTGGTGTTCCACGTTGCTTTATCTGTTGCTGCGAGTTGCTTCTTGGCAGCACCAGGACCTTCCATGTCGGCAGTTTTCGGGGCGGAGGGCGCAGCGGGCGCATTGGGAACTGTCGTCGTTGTTGTCCCAGGAGTGGGGCTTTGCCCGCCAGTGTTCGTCGGTTCAGCCATTACAAACTTCCCATCAACTGTGAAACATTACTGATTGCGTTCAAATACTTATATGCCTCTGTATCCGCTCCATACTGTTGCTCGATACGGCTCTGGAAGAAAGTATCTGCACCAGGAGCAGCCATCCCCCCGCCAGTGGCTGCGCTACGTTGCGCACCCTGATACGCAGAAGCAAAACGGTTTGCCTCATCCTCAGACAACTTACGCCCAATAGTAGAAAGGGCTGTCTTCTGTGCGATTGAAACAAGGTCCTTTGTGTTGGCAACGTATTGGCTGGCGCTGCTGCTTACACCATTCGAGATTGGTGCCTTGGCAATAGTGTTGAGAACAGTTTTCCAATCTACGCCTTTGAGGTTTGCAACATAAAGAAGGCTGCTCATAGCCGTACGGTCAGCATCTCCTAAACCGCCTTCGCGCTCTTTACCTGCGTACCATCCACGAGAATAAAGAATCTTTGTAATCTTCTCTCTGTCGATATCGTTATACCCTGCAAGGATTTGACCAGGTTCATTATTTAGGTCATAAAAATCTCTTACAGTTCCATCAACATCAACAATGCCAAAAGACGTCGCACCTTTATCAGCGGCGGCACGTTGGTTGGGTGGAATGTAATCAAGTGATACTCCGGTGCTTCCACTAGAAGACGACCCTCCCCACGGGATGCCATGCTTCTTCATGTATTCCTCAGGAGTAAGTTCACTATCTGGTTTTGGATTTTGTTCAGCCATTAGTCAATCTCCAGTGAAAGAAGCCTGTCAAACACCCTAGCAAATTCAGGGTATTTAGTTGAAATAGCATCTGCATACGAGTTTAGATACTCATGCAAATCAGAAAGTTTGTCTGACTTCAGCGAGGCATATCCTCGACGGTTTGCCTCCATCAGCGCAGCATTACGAATTTGTTCGTAATACCTCACCCCCTTAGCAACAGGGTTATTTTCAAGGTCGGTACGCTGCGCCGCCTCAAACAACTTGCTGATAGCACGGTCCGTCTTATTGGGGTCGTACGCCATTTCCTTGAAACCAGGGTACTTGTCCTCAATCTTAGTGCGGTACTGCTGCAGATAGGCGCGTTCCTGCTGGTTGATATTTGGACCCAAATGCTCCCGCATATCCTTGTAATAAGCCATACCAATAGAACGCTCAGATGCAGCCAGCAACTCCTCTGCCGTCAACTTCTTACGTAGACCAGTCTGAACTTGGCGGGAGAACACCTCAAAGTCCATGCTTGTTCCGACAGGTCCGAAATATCCAGCAACGTCCTTATATTGGCGGAACAGACTTTGATTCGTTCGTTCAAACTTGCCGAACTCTGCTGATGTTTCTAGCCCGCCAGCCTCGGACACGGTCTTGTTGCCAAGATATGTAAAAGCGTCTTCACCGAAAATCTCGATAAACCTCAGAGCGGCAGTGTCGTAGTTTATTTCCTGAAGGGAACGCAACGCTTTTGCCAGGTTGTCTACGTGGACATCTCCTGCTTTTGTGCTTACTTTCAGGTCAATGGTTCCAGAAGCAGGTCCGGTGAACTGTGAAACACCACGCAGAACAACAAGATACCTAGCCTTATCTTTAGCGTCTTGAAGCATTTTGTCGCGCTGGTCAGGAATAGAAAGGTCATAGTCGCCTGTGGCGGCAAGAGCCTGCATTACTTCAGCATACGTTGTAGCAAAATACTTTCCGTTAGTGTTTCCAGTGACGCCATCATAAATTTTACGTACCCATGACGGTGCAAGCGCGTCAGTGAGGTTTGTGCGTTCTCCGTACGGCATTGTCATTTTGCGTACAAAGTCAAAGTTGGGGGAGTCTGGGGTGATTGCCGACATAGCCATCGTTGCGAATGGTCCAAGTCCGGGACGGACATCAAGACCCATGGCGATGCCTTTGACGGAGGCGACAATCCCTGCGTTCATCCCAGTGAACATCTTTGCCAGCGGTCCAGTCAGCGGGATAGCAAACGACCATTGCCCTGTGCCTTGGTCCTTGAAGATGAAGCCGCGACCATCACCATCAGGGTCAAAGTCTTTTCCACCTTCCCAAAGCAACTGCATCTTCCGCAGGTTCTTTGCGTTTGGAAGGTATCCAAGTTCTCCACCAGCAACCGGGGCGGTTGCGAAACGTGCCATACGTCCAATGAATTCAGCCCACTGTTGACCGAACGGGCTGATAGCCCTCATCACATCTGTACCGTTGCGACGCTCAACAGCGTTGTACACAATCTTTTGGTATTCGTCAAGCGCTGCGCCAGCAGCATGAGAAGACACTTCCTCTGGCGTCAAAGTTCCATAAAGTTTTTGTGGGTTTGCCTGAAGGTCTTTCAGTTTTGCCCATAGTTCTTCACCAAGATATTTTGCTGGTTCAGCGTGGCTGTTTTCAATGTTACGAATAATTGTGTTGAGACCAGCCTCATCCATTGACGGAGCCAATTTGCCAACCCAGTCGTAGTATTGGCTGCGGAACATAGGTGAACGTTCAAGGGTGGAAATGGGTTTGTTGTACAAGTATGTGTAGAACTTGTTCATCAACGTGTCCATCGAGTTTCTCAGCAGGTCCGCTGCAGGGCTGCGCGGGTCGCGGATTTCACCAACCTGATAACGCGGCATACGGGGGTCCATGTATATACGCTCGTCATGTAGTAGGCGTTCAAGCGCAACAGAGTTATCTCCATAACCATCAAATGCGTAAGGGCTAATAACAGCCTTTACAGCGCCACTGTCGGTCTCAATGATTTCTTCGACACGACCCAGGTATGTGGTTCTAATCTTCTTACCGTCGACGTTACGAATGTCGCGCACTTCTACACGCCCGCCAACTTCGATATTCCCACGAAGGTTGCGCACGTTGATTTCTTCTGTTGAGTTCTTCAACATACCCAAGCCAACAACATCAAGAAGTTCTGGGTGGTCGCCAGTTACAGTAGAAAGGCGCTGCTGATTTGTTTCCAACAAATTGCGCAAGTTTTGGTCTACCGACAAGTCAATAGATTCATACGAAGTGGTTCGTGCTACACGATTATAAACAGGTTGTCCGTTGTCCCACGATGTTTTCATCGTTCTATACCAACGCATAGCGTCAGGGTCGCCATCTTTTATCATCTGCATGATTTCGTCGATGGTCTTTCCTTGAGCCATCATGCGTGTATCCCACGATGCGTTCAATTTTCCTAGTTCGTCACCATGCGCACGTGCTACGTCTGTTGACACTTCGTCAGCGTGGCGTTCATACTGCTTGAATATGTTGAGCCTTGCGGCTCGGCGTTGTGTGGCAAGAGGGTCCTTGTACACAGCGGAAACCATGTCACTAGTAGCAATACGGTGAGCCTGCTGTGCATCATCGAGAACACCTGCTGCTCCTAGAACGTTCCAATCCTGATTGAGAAGGTCCCCCTTCCCCGATTTCGATGTAGCAAATTCCCACCACTGAAATGGGTGGAAGAAAGGATTAGCAGGATTCGCCTTACCGGACATCCAAATTGAAAGTTGGGAGTCAATGGTGTTTCGTACAAAGTTGCCGAGTGTTGCAACAATAAGTTTGCGCCACACGTTTTCTTGTACAAATTCGACAGCCCTAAACGGCAGGCGCAGTTGACCAGCATTACGAAGTGCGTCAATATTGGGGTCTTTCTTTACCCACAACCAGTTATATTGGTTGGTGAGTCTGCGGAATTGGCGCACATCAGGAACGTGAAATTCCCTTGTTGCAAGTTCGGATGCAAGCGTTCCACTAACAAAGTTTTCTCCTGCGGCATCATCAGGAAGACCCTTTACTTTGTTGTACAAACCATAGTCGGTTGCGTTGCCAAGTTCATCGGCGGCGAACATACTGACTTTTTCTTTGTAGTATTTCATGCCATCATGTACAGCATCGACTATTGCTCGGTGTGAACCGCCTCTTACCAGAGCGTCTTTAGCCTCTAGTTCAAGGTCGTCGTAGAACGAAGTAATCTTTGCATCGTTTGGGTTGACAAGAAGTTCACCAGCGCGGTTGATAAAATTACGACGAACTTCAGGGTCGCTCTTGAACAACTTCAATGTTCTGTCAAGTGTGTCGATTTGTTGAATTTGTTCGCGTGGAGTTTCAGCCTGTGACAAGTTGATTGACTTACGCGGAATCTTTGACCATGCTCGGGAAACTTGCTTACCGCCAGGGATGTTCCTAAGAAGTTCATCACGTTGCGCAAGCGATGTGTAATACCTACGCCCGCCAATAATGTTTGATGTATCTGTTATTTCTGTTCCAAGAACATCAAGCAGTTCACCCATTACTTTTTCTGGGGTGTCAGCCTTGGTGAGACGCATTACTGTGGCAGGGTCAAGTTTCTTTCCCCACAAGTCCCATGTTTCAGCAAAGTCTGTTGTTTGCGCAGTACGGTCAACAATGCGTCGACCGAATCCTGTTGTGAAGAAGCGATTTGCTTTACCGAAATCAACAGAGTTGTGAACAAGACCTGCTTCAGCCTTTAGTGCTTCACGTTCTGCTTTAGTGAGTTTGGTAATCCCAATTTCTTTGGAACCGCGACCTACATATCTAGATGCATTAGCGAACTTTGATAGGACTGTTCCTGCTTCTCCTGCTTCATCAAGTGCGCGGGCTACTTTCCCTGCTCTGCCGATAATGGAGAATGGGTCTGCACCGATTGTTACTCCAGCGTCAATAGCGCCAGAAAGAACACGATATGGGATTGTGTCTTCTTTCAAGAACGTTGTTGCAAGACCACGTCCAATAGTGAAGGCATGACCGTCAATCTCTCCTCGATAGCGGCGAGCGCGTTCTTCTTGAAGTGACTTAGCCCTTCCACCCATGAACAAACCAGTTCCAGATTCATCGCCATTGGCAATCATTGAACCAAGGTCGGTAGAAATAAACCATCCGCCAACGTCGTCGTTCTTGTCGAACATCTGAGCGACGCCGCCTTGAACAAACTGTGGTATGAAGTTGAGACCAGCAAAGGAATAGCGTGAACCAGTCTTCAACGCGCTACGAAATTTATCTCCAAGTGTTTGGTGTTTCTTGGCTTGCTGACCGCGTGTATCAACAGATGGGACAACCCCTGTTTTAGCGATGGCAGCAATTTGTTCATCAGAAAGTTCACCCTTGGCGGCGGCAAGTTTCACACCAGGCTGGAGAAATGGGTATTGCCTGTGGATGTCACCAACTCTTTTAGCGAGTTGTTCTGTGGCGGATGCGCGATACTGTTCACGCATACGTTCTTCCTGGGCAATAGTTGTCCAGATTGCGTCATACAACTGTGGGTTTGTCATTACTGCCCGTCGTACTTGATGGCGGAAAGAAGCGAGGCAAGGTCGTCGTTGGGAAACATCTGGTATAGGGCGTTCAGTTCCTCAATAACAGGATTTGCCATATCGAGAATCATCGGGGAGTTGTTCATCATTGGCATCAAAGTGTCTTGGGGGCGTTGCGTTGGTGCGGCAAGGTCAACAACCTGACCAGGGGTGGGGCGTTGAACGGGCTGCTGAGGCGCTGCTGCAGTAGGAGGTGGACCCATCGGCACGGCACGTTGAGCATCCATCTGCTGTTTTGCTGCGCCGTAGGTTTGCCCTTTAGCGGTTGTTGCAGCCATCTTCGCGGCAGGGTTTTGAAGGTCGGTGCGGTTGGCGTAATCAGCCATTGTTATCCTCCGAGACGACTAGCGAGACTCAATACGGAACCAGGGGATGATGGTGCTGCCATAGCCCCAGGCTGAGGACCACCTCCACCCAATCCGGCAAGCATCGAGTTCAGGTCTTGCGGTGCTGCGGGCTGCTGTTCTGCACCCATTCCGGGGGTGGCAAGACCAGGCATTGTTTCGGGTGCGCCTGCGGGAGCCTGTGCAGCCTGACGTGCTTGCGCTCGTTTCTGTGCTGATTGGATAGCGGCAGGGAGACTCATCTTGTTTGATGCGACAAGTTCTGCGATGTATGCCAAATCATCTGGCTGGTACGGTCCGTTCGGGTCTGCAGCCTGCGCCTGGATGGAGGACAGAAGTGCTGCTTCAATTCCTTCTGCGACGATACGGTCGCGCTCCAGTTCGGGGTCGGCAATCAGCGGGTCTGCTTCACGGGCTGATTCCTTCGACATGAGACCTGTACCGAGGCGCTGTCCAAGTCCGACGATGAGGCTGTTGACATCTGAACCTGATGCGGGGTACGAAACAAAGTGGGTGTCTGTTTCCCACAGTTTATTCGGGGTGTAGTCCTTCTTTCCACCACCGAATCCTGTGATGAAATACGACTTGGGGGTGTTACCCCAGTATGCACGTTCTGTTGCGATAGCAACCTTGTTCTCCTCTTTCAGTGAGGATTCAAAGATTGCTTGTGCTTCTTGTACGCGGAAGTCAATTGTTGCGGAAAGGATGGATTCTCCACGGCGTCCTGTGCGGATGTTGCTTGCGGATTCTCCGCCGAATTCTGCGGGGATTGCACCTTCAAGACGTTCCTGTCGTTCAAGTCTGTCCAGTGCGACATCTGTCTTGTATCCGGGTGCAAGTTGGAACTGCTGGATATCTCCACCCTTGACAACACCCAACTGACCCAACTTGCCGTCGGCTACCTGGATTACTTCGGGGTTTTCTCCGGGTCGGGCGATGAGGTATTCGTCGGGGAAGATGCCTCGTTCGATAGCGATTTCGGTGAGAGCCTGGAGACGGGCGCGAGTGAAGTAGGTGTTGAGCATTCCGTCGAACTGACCCTTGGGTCGGTCAAGGGTGATGCGCTGCGGAACGATTGCGAGCGGCATACCTGTACGGTTGATGATGCGTTCCAGTTCAACAATTTCTTTGCCCTGGTATTCGGCACCAGACTGCCAGTCCTTCTTGTCCTGTCCGATGACGGCGACAACAAGTTCGTCGGCTGAGGCGTATTCGATAAGGGTGAAGACGGTGTCGGCGGAAATTTTGCCCATGCGGAGTTGACCGATGACGGCGTGTCCGTAGTTACGGATAAGCCAGTCTGCGGACTTGGTGTAGGTGAAGATGCAGTCGTCGGGGATGGGGTCGTCTGGGTCGTCACGGAATGATGGGAATGTGTCCAGCGGGTTGCGGATGTGCCACTTAGGGGTGAGGTTTTTGAAATCAGGTTTGATGATGACTGGGCTGTTTGAGTATGCGAGCAGGTGACGTGCGCGGCGGCGCATCTTCATGTTCATCCTGTTCTCATCCCATATGTTGAGTAGCGCCCGCTTGCGGTCACGTGCCAACCCCATTGAACGTTCCTGTCCGTCTTTCATTGGGGGGAAGTACGGCATTGGCATGGTTGACGCAACACGTGTAGACATCTGGTCTAGACCTTGAGTCAGCAGTGATGCGACGCTGGAAACAGAGTTACGGTCCAGTTCGTTGAGTGGGACGATGATGTCGCCGTTGGCGTGGTCGCGGACGCGACGCATTTGGGCAAGCACAGGACCTTGTCCAACTACTCGTTCAAGATACAGTGCGTGAATTTCCTCGACGGTGATTGCCATGATGTGTGACACTCTACACTATTAGAGCCATGTGGGTCGCCACTGGCGGGGTGGTAGTCGGAACCTGGATAGGTTGGGGATGTTGAGGACAGCCATCCAGAGCGACATGACGATGTCGGTTCCGCTTTTCTTTTCACGATGCCATTTGGTTAGTTCATCTACTGCGGCGAGCGTCTTCCAGTTTCCGCGCATATGGGGGAGACGGATTGCGCCTGTGCGGAAGATGGGTGGGAGTAGGGCTTCAACACCTAGTTTTTCGTCTAGTTTGTTTTTAGTGGTGGTGTGAGGTATCACGTTGACACCACGCTTGGATTGCCACTTTCGTACAAAGTCGTGTGCGAGGAGGAATCTTTGGGCGGCGTTGATTTCTACGACGTAGTGGGTGATGGGGTATCCGAGTCGTTCGGAGCGGTCTTGCCATTCGTCCATGATGCCTGAGTATTCACCTGTGCTGGTGTTGTATCCGAGGAGGTCTTCGGCGGTGAGTTTGGTGCGTTCGATGTCGATGACGTGGTACAGGTTGTGTTCGGGTTGGTAGAGAATCCAGGTGAGCGCCCAGAACATTGTGGGGGATGGGTCGATTGAGACGATGGAGAGGATGGGTTGGGATAGCCCTGGGGGTATTTCTCCGTGGGCGCGTTCATGGTCAATACATCCGTTGTACAAAACACCGTCCATGCCTTTCCCACCATGAATCCACGTCTTGTCAATCAGATACTTGTCTAGTTCCAAGTCACCTTGCTGATACACAACCTCAAAAACATCGGGTTTGTTCTGCTTGATAAACGACAGGTCTTTCCATGATAGGCGTTTCGGGTCTAGGAGAGGTCCGTCTGGATATGGTGGGGCGTCGAACCTGCGGGATTCTTTCCCTGTGTCCAGTTCTGGGTAGTACGCCTGATAGATGATGTGCTTGTACTTGTAGGATTTGAGGGGTTCAAGCGCGGCTTGCTGCTCAGGAGTTGAGATATCTGAGCCGTCGTACTCGTCATCATCCATGTCATAAGTGACTTTTGCCAAGCAGTGAGCGTATAGGTCTCCTGGTCCCAGTCTTTGACCAACCACGGCGAGAAGACCGCCTGGGTCGCATCGTGCTTCTGCCACGTTGTCCCATCGTTCCAGTAACTTGTCACGGGCAACGGAATCACGTGAGTTGTCCGGTGATGACACGTCGTCAAATAGGCAGAGGTCAGCGCGGTGACCGATGAATTCCGCTTCAATACCGTACGCACGAACTGTCGGCTCTTTGTTATCCAGCCCGTTCCCGTCCAACTGTTCCACAACGAATTCATCTGCCCTCCACAAAGCACCCTTATCTGATGGTTTGAACCTGCCGTAGTCAATAGACAAACACCCCTTTGCATTTTGCGCCAATCCCTTTGCTACAAGTGCGGGGTCGGGTTCGATAGGCATGGGTCGTTCGAGTGTTTCACGGATGCGGCGGGAGTACAACTTCGCCATGTTCTGCGAAACAGAACCAATCATGATACGAACACGACGGTCACGAACAATCGCCCATACTGCTACGTCGTGTAGCAAGGTGGACTTACCAGCACCAGGGGGGACGTTGATGACAACGAATTCTTTTTCTTCTGATTCGAGGAGTTGCACCAGTTGAAGTGCTGCTTCTACCTGCCAGGGTGACGGTACACGCCCAAGATAGTATTCGCGGAAGAACGCAAAGTCTTCTAATCCGCGTTTTGCTTCCTCACAGAGACGGTCGTGCGCCAAGGCTGAAGGTAGGTCGATGGTTTCCATGAAAGCGTTGTACTGGTCACGCTGAACACCACCTTCTTTGGCGCGTTGTTTATGGGCTGTAGCGTCTGCTAGTTCCGCTTTTGCTTGTGCAGCCTTCGCTTTGGCAAGCCACTTTGAACCAGTGTTCACGTGGATGCCTGCGGTGGCGGACGCTTGTTTGATGGATTGTCCTGCTGCGATGGCAGCGAAGAACCGCGCTTTGTCTTGTGGCGCTACTTGTCGTGCTGTTCCCATGACTGGGAGAAGTGTACTACTTCTTCTTCTTGCCCTTATTGTTTGGCATCAAACCGTACTTGATGGGTGTGACAGTGTTACGGGCTGCTGAAACAACAGACTCTTTCACTGCATCCAATCCTTTACCGATGCCATGAGCAATTTCACCGTAGGTGATTTCAGGCATTTTCCCTGTCTTGGGGTCCTTGACGTAGTTGCCACCTTTGAGCCACTTGTCAAGGTTTGACGCCTTGTTACGGTTTGTTGGGTTTTCGTACAGGGTGCGCTTGATTGCACCACCTGCGACCATGGCGGCGTGTCCTGCGGTACCAATGGCATGGGTAACGTCGTGGACAATTCCGTCGTTCTTCTTTTTCTTTGGGCTGACTGACCCGTTGGAACGGGTGTTGCTTTCAGCAGCCATTACTACTTCTTCTTCTTTTTCATCGGGACAACAGTGACCTGGTCGGTGCGCTTGCCCTTCGGGGAGGACGACACAATTCCGCGACGTGTCTGTGCGGGGGCGGCGCTACGAGCGCCACTTGCCAACTGACGGTTGTTTTGAGGTCCCACAATGTTTGATGTGACCTGGTTGCGGCGGCTCTTAGGCTGTGTGGGGTACATTTCCAGTCCCTTGGCGTTACCAGCAACAACAGACTTTCCGTATGCCTTCGTTGTTGCTCCCATGCGTGTCTCACCGAAACCGGACTGACCAGCCTTGTCGGTGCGCTTCGGTCCCTTCTTGCTGCTGTTGCTGCTGTCGTCGCCCTGCTTCATCGCGGGCTTTGATGCTGCCTTCTTTGCGGTCTTCTTCGCTGCTGCCATTTTCAATCCTTGTGTCGCACAACTTTTTGTTGTATGTGGTTGCGACAATAACATAAATGGGGTTAGGATGTGGGGGTTACATAGACGAAGCGGTATGGGCGGGACCGTAAGAACCAGCGACTAAGGCGCAATACATTCAAGCCTCCAAGTAACTCCCCGCGTGGGTAACACAGTCTCGACAACTGTGGGTTATGAGGGGGAGAAGTTGCATTACGGCGCAGTTCTTCCTTGTCGGGGCATGGGTTCAACTCCCATATCTATGCAACATTTGCCGCATTAGCACAACGGTTAGTGCAGTTGCCTTGTAAGCATCTGATGGGGGTTCAATTCCTCCATGCGGCTCAAACATCTGCTATAGTGCGGGTCGCAACAGAGTGAAGCATGGCTGTACCCCAGTTGCACGGGGCGGGGCGTTGAATACACGGGAACGTGGGTTGACCACTCCTGCAACCAAGTAACAACTGAGAGATGTTGTTACCCCTGTTGTGTAAGCGGGTGGAGCAGCGTACAGAACGTCATATCTGTGAAAGAAGAATCTTCTCGGTTGTCGGCTTGAAATATTGGCTACGGCGCGTCCGAACCCTAAACGGGTGAAACGTGTGGGGGGTGCTAACAAGACTTTAGGTTTGAGCGGGTGAAAGATTCTGCTACTGGCGCCCTTGTCCTTCGGACTGCGGTTGCCTGCATAGAAGGCATGAGCAAGCAGCACCGTGAACATCCAAGCATGATGTGCTTCTTCTTTCTTTCTTTGCCAGTTCTTTCTTTCTTCTAGAGCATTGAGACCGCCTACGCGGTCCCCCCAACACCAACCGTAACACAACCGAGACCCACCCAAACAACCACACACCCCCAAAAGCCAACACACCCACCACCCACAACAACCAAAACCACCACCAACACCAACCACAAACAAGAGTGAAACCATCAAAAACCACTAATACATACATACCTAGAGGGGTGTCAAGGCACATCCCCAGTCACGCTCCGGCGAACAAACGTTCGTATCCTTGTAACAGCAAACTAACTGGACAATTAGTTGCCACCAACAACCAAATAGTAAGATGACCCTACTAACGCCTAAGTAGGTTCTGTTTTTTGGGGCGAACGGGTGTTCGGTTTGGTGGTGTGACGAATGTCACATGGTGTGAATTTGCGTTAGGTATGCCTAATCTGCTATAGTGTCGGAGTGCTTGCTGTAGTTAGCGGGGTGCTTGCTGTGGTGGTGTGACGAATGTCACATAGGAAAGGCTTGACATGGTGGGGGGTGTCTGGTAGAGTGGTACACATGAAGGAACGGGGAGACCCGAACCGACAGAGTGACAAAGGTCACACGAAAAGGACTTGACATAGAGTCTGAACCGTGCTACATTGTCACTACATAGAGAGAGGGACTAGACAGGAACTAGCGAGGAGGGAGAATAGCCCTCCACCCTCTCTACATAGAGAACGGGAAACAGACTGTTTCACGTGAAACAATAGAGAAAGGAACAGAGAGTGTCAGAAAAGACAAGGCGGATTACCAAAGAAGATTGGTACCTAATCGGGTGCGCACTTCGGGAACAGTCCGAACTACTGATGAAGTGGGCGAGCAACCATGACTACTCAGAGGCAATGCGCCAAGGGTTCATGGATACGATGGATGCGAACCTTGACCTACTCGCCTACGTGGTGAATACGAAAATGTCAGACAAGGACAGATACGGATTCTTCACCGAATTCGTGGATTGGTGAACAGCCGAAACCGCGCGAGCGGTCACACGGGAACTAGCCGTCCCGTGTCTGATGAGGCAGGCTAACTAGAAAGGGAATACAACTAATGACACGTAAAGACTATGAGGCTATTGCCTCAGTAATCCGAAAGCACGTGGAAGGCTACGCCGACATGGGTAGCACAAAGGAGGCGGGGGACAAGCGTCGCGCGCTGGTCATGTTGGCTAGCGAACTGTCGCGGGAGTTCACGGCAGATAACCCACGGTTTCAGTCCGCCCGATTCATGAAGGCGTGCGGGGCTCTGTAAGGCATACCTAACAAAAAAGAAAGGAAAACATAATGACTACTTACTACAGAAAAACGTGGGACATAATTGGGTACACATTCCACGCCGACATCTACTGTGAACCGTGTGGGGACACGTTCCCCGACACCGACCCCGAAGGCAACGCTAAGCACCCTGTGTTCGCGGATGCGGAATTGGACGAAGACACCTATTGCGGAAAATGCGGGGAGCATTGGCAAGGCTGGTAAGGCGCACCTAACAGAGAGTGTGACGCAGGTCACATTGACAAACAGTATCAACTGTGATACGGTACAAGTACCAACAAGAAAGGGAAAGACAATGGACATACAGACAGCAGAGGATGTGACGCCAGAGTGCCTGACCGAAGCAGAACAAATCTTCTGCGACTGGTTTGACAACGGTGACGAACCGATTGACTGGGAACGATTCTGGGACAGACTGGAAACCGTGGGGTACACCGTGACCGACATGGACTCACCCGCTTGTCGCAAGATTCAGAGGCACGTCCGTAAGTTCAGGTCAGAGTCCTGACACAGAAACAGGGTGACAAGCAGACAGACAGGTGCGAGTCCTGTCCACCCACCATGCCGACCAGAACGGGAGGCAGTAGCAAACTCCGAAGGGGAGAAACAAACAATGGAAACAGTAACAGTACAAGAATGGGCGGACGAAAATGTCTACGACACGGATGCCTTCCTAATCTACCTAGAAAACGGACACGTCAAAGCGACGGACGAAATGACAGAGAGCGACCTAGAAGATAAGAAGACAGAATTTGAGGACGCATACCAAGGATGCCACGACACGTTCGCAGAATTCGTAGAAGAAATGGTGCGAGAAATTGAGGTAATCCCCGACTGGGTATCTAATCACATTGACTGGGAATCGGTAGCACGTGACTGGAGTCATGACTACTGGGAACAGGATGGTCACGTATTCCGGAACCTCTAAGAAATACTTGTAAGACACAACTAAATAACTAGACAGACAGTCCAATAGAAAGGGAAATAAAATGGACACTATCTACACAGTAGAAATGACAGCACGACAGGCGGAACTAATCCTCCAATGCCTTAGCGAAGGAGTACGAGAGTACCGCGAGAGGGGAAAGAAAGTAGAGGGGACAGGGTTTGACGTACTTGCCTACCAGTATTCACAGCAAGCGTTCAGTTACGAACTAATCCGTAGGTCTCTGTTCACAAACGCACAAGTTAGAAAGGTGGCGTAACAAAATGGATAAGAAAATGGAACGTATTATTCAGAACGCATTAGTCACATCGGCGGAATACTGGCAGGAACGAGGGGACGATAACCTTCCCGACAGGGGAGAGACACGGGACGATTGCTACACACGCTCGCGTGAGTACCGTCAGACATGGCAGGCACGAGTGGACGAGTACGGAGACTGGGCGGACTGAACGAACATACGTTCGTATGACAAATGTCACAGAAAAAGGTCTTGACAGATAACTACAAGTGTGTTACTGTTGGGAATGTAGCCAAGAGAAAGGGAAACACAAATGGCAACAGCAACTAAGAGGTCTGTCTACATAGACGGACAGTACGAGTGGAACGTCACCTACCAGAGAGATGGGGAACTTATCGCTAACAGTACGTGGGTATCCACAGAGCAGGAAGCGGACGCTCTCATCGCACAAATCACAGAGGGAAAGGACTAAGGGAATGAACAGGCAAGAAGTAACAGAAGAATGGAACAAGAATCCCAACAGGGTATTCATGTGGCAGAAAGAACCGTGGCGTACCACTAGCAGACCGTGTGTCATCCGTGAATTCGTGACTATCAAAGTGAAGCACGGAACAACTGGATACGGACGGCAAACCAAGACTAACTACCGTGAACAATTGGGCGCACGTATCCAATACTGGGAACCGAACGCATGGAAGGAAAATCACCCTGACTATCGGTTCACAGCACGAACAGCGGTTGTACCGTTCCGTTCGCTCTCATACTACGGGAGCGCCAGTATCCACGAATTCGTGAGGTCACAACGGGAATGGGAAGCACGTTGCGAAACGCAACAAGTGGAGCGCCAGAACGCACGTGACGCTATCAACCAGGCTCTCACGGAATTGGGTATGCGAGCCATGTCTGACTATGACAGCAGTCTCCTCCTGTCTGTGACACAGGAAACTGTGGAACTGTTGCGGGACGCTATCGCCTACCGTGCGACTATGAAGCAGGAGGACGTGGCATGAGTGACGTTTCTAGGTGGAAGAACAGGAGCGTGGTAGTTATCAACGGTAGTACCGTGACGCTTACGAGCAAGCCGAAACGAGCAATAGATGGGACGTGGCTTGTGTTCTACGAGGACAAAGACGGAAAAGTACGAAGCACTTATGTGGGACAGGAGGACGTGGCATGACAACGACAGCAGAATGGACGACTGTCTATCTAGGAACGAAAGACAACCCAACCAATTACCGTGTGGAATACATGGACGGGTGCGCGATGGTGAAGTGGGACATGATTAGGAGCGCGTTCTACCGTTCTTGCGATGGACTGTGGGTTGGGGATGCTCTCTCAAAGCGCGTCATGGCAAGTGTGGAACACCTTGTATCGGGACAGTACAAAACGAATTGGCAGGTGTGACGGACGACACAGAATAAATACTTGACAACCAAACCAAACAGTTATACGTTATAGATGCCAAGAGAAAGGGAAACAACAATGGCAACAATGACAGAAACAGAAATGCGAGAGTACGCAGAGAGGTGCGCCTTAGGGTATCTCCTAGCAGACTACGACGAGACACTCCCATACGAGGAAGTATTGGGACTTATTGAGGAAGGGGACAACACGGTGGTCGTGTGGGAACCATTCGCAGACCATGATGGTGCGTTTGTCGTAGAGCAAATTGAGACGATGGCAAGGCTCCTCTTTAGTGACTTCCAATTTGTAACAGGACAGGGGAAGAAGTAATGGAAACAGTAGAAACACAAGACGTGTGGACGTACATGGAGAACGCTCCAGCACATTTGGAAGCAACAGCAAATCTGTTCCACTGGTCTACAAACTACGACTGGGGACAACGACCGTCGCAACTATTCCTAGACCTAATCGGATGGAGTGGTGAGAACATCGGCAGACCACAAGCAAGCAACGACTACTCACGATACTTAGGGTATTTGGAATTGGATTACCTTGCCGACGCTCTGAAAGAGTACGCAACACGTCCCCAAGAAGTAGAGCAGTGGATAGAAGGACTGTTCGCTACCGAGCAGGAGGACGACAATGCCTAACTACAACGTGGTAATGCGTGTGCCTGTCCGCTATGTGGAATACACATACAAGGTATGGGCAGAGAACGAGACAGAGGTTCGGCGCATCGTGGATGAGCAGGACGAGAACTGGTACGACGCTGACATGAGCCTGACTCATGTGGAGACGGACTGTTGGAACGACCCCGAGGTTGTGGAAATTGAGGAGGACGACAATGAGTGAACACTTGATTTACTTTGACATGGAAGACAACCTTATGGATGGAAACGGATGGAATGTGATTAGCAAATCAGACACGCTTGTAGCCATGAGGTTCCCTACCGAACAGAGCGCATACGAGTGGTGCGAACTCAATGGGCATACTGTCCGCGCACGTGACTGGTACAACGCTTGTGACTGGTGTGGAGACCTGACAGATAATGGAGCAGGTTATTACTTGGAAGAATTGGGGACAGAGGACAGACTGTGTGCCGACTGTTTCAGTAGGGCAACCGAGAAAGGAAACAACAATGAGTAATCGGTTCATGGTGACAGCCAAAGTGACGTTCGTTATTGACGACATTGAGAGCGACGACGTGGCAGAGATGTTCCACTATCTGATGGGACGTGCGCCACAAGACATGGACGGCATCGTCTACGCCGACACACACTATCTCTACTGGGATGAAGTGGACGAGGACGGACGGCTCATGGACGACGGAGAATCTGGTGACCAGATACTTGACCCGACCTGTATCGGAGAGGTGCGATGATGTACGCATACCAACAACTGTCAGAATTCTGGGGAGAAATAACAGGGAACCTCATGCTGGTAGTCCTCCTGTTCTGTATCCTCCCTATCCTTGTGGGTATCCGTGAGGAACGACGACGAGGATGCCGACGCAGGCACCCTGCCACCAAGTCTCATTACTACAAAACAAGAAAGGGAAACTAATGAGAAATGAAAACTGTTCATGCCCGACCGAGGTATGGCACAACGAACTATGCCCAACCTGTATACGCAGTATGTACCACGACGATGGCTACACACCTGCCGACGGATGGTTCACAGCAGAACAACTTGCTGATGCCTTGACGGAAGTGATGGCATGATGGACACTACATACTTCACCCGTGATGGTGACGTTCTCTGTGAAACGCAAGGACACCGACGATGGGATTGCTCCCATTGGGACAAGCAAGACTGGGAAGAATTCTGGGATAGAGACTTTGGTGGTCAATGCTCATACATTGAGGGACTTGGTGGTATCAACGATGGGTTGCCGGAGATTATCTATGACCCGTGGGATGGTGCGCTATGAACAAGACTTACGAGATTGCTTTGTACGACGCAGGGATTGAGGACAGAATTACTGTCACGGTAGATGGCAGGACAGCACGTCAGAACCGTTTGCCTCTTTCTCTTGTAGAGTACGCACGAGCGCAGGCACGGGCTGGTGAATACCATCGCTACACAATTTCACAGATTAGATTGCCTCACATTATGGGAGACAAGGTTGTACCTGCCGTCGCCCGTCTTGTGTTTGAGGAGGTGAACTGTGACGGTACCTACGCCACGTCTGCTATGGACACGGATTCATTCGCCACGACGTAGCACACGGCTGCTTGTCATACGAAAGACAAACACCCCGAAACAACGATGGTATGTGATGGGTATGTATGGATACCGTTGGACTGGTTCACTTACAAAAGCAACAAAGTTCCCTGACGAGGTTGCTGTGGAACGTGAACTGTATTCCACCCGTGTTCACTATGAAGCCACTTATGTAGTGGAAGAAATACAAGTCGCCAGATAATCCTCCCTTTCTCTGGCTGAGAGCCACCACGGTTTCTAGTTCCGTGGTGGCTCTCTTTATTTGTATGTCAAAGGTGTAGGTGTATGCGTCATGGCAGAGCGTTCACGTGGAGTCTTGCCACCATACACACCAAACCGATACCGCTGACCGGATTCATGTTCTAATGCGAACGCTAAACAATGGTCTATCACTTCGCATTTCTTACAGAACTCCAAGCCTTTACGGTACACAGACTCTTGTCCGCCGGGGTTATCAGGGAACATAATGTCTAGCGAGATACCTTTACAAGCAGCACGGTCTTGCCAGTTGAGGCTCACTCTTTCCTCCACGGCACGACAGTAGGCATCGCCTCATCATGCTCGGCAGGTGTGGACACAACACGGATGACATGAACACAAGGGTCGTCCCCATCTTCCCATGCCATCTCCTCTGCCACAGTGAACGGAACTCCATCGTGGGTTTGGCACACCACAGGGCAACACCACTTCTGGTCAATGCCGTACTGAACCCATTCGTCAAACGTCATCGGTTCCTACCTTCACGCAAATACTGGATGGTGACAGGGGCGAAGATACCGATGATGAAGAACAGCAGGGCTACGAGTGTGCTGTCGTACATCAGAACGGCTCCTCATCACCGAGCATCGGACTGTTCATGTTGCGTCCAACCATTCCGGTGCGGGCAACAACCTTGTCGCTCTGGTCTTTCACCCATGCCGACCAACGGCATGATGCGCCAACTTCTTCTGCGATTACCTTGCGGGCGTAACCTTTGGTGCCGTCCTTCTTGGTGAATTCTTCTTCCTCAATACGTCCGACAATAAGAACGCTGTCGCCCTTGTTGAGCGTGTTAGCAACGTTGTCCGCAAGGTTTCCGAAGACAAGGATGTTGTGCCATGTTGTCTTCTTCTTGTCGTCCTTGCCGTAGTTGTCGGCAACAGAGAAGGTAAGCATGGATGTTCCGCCGTTGCTGACCTTCATCTCTGGTTCTTTGCCCACGGTTCCGTGGATTGTGACTGTGTTCACTTGGTTTCCTTTTTGGTTAGGGGTGTTATTCTCTCTGCCTTTTTCTGGCAGCGATGTTGGGGTACGCCGACAAGGGGGACGTACGTGGTGAGGCTTTTACCGCAGTATCGGCAGTGCCATTCGACCCTTTCGTTCTTGGTCATTTCGTTAGTCTACTTCTTGGATGCTTTGCTGGCAAGCCCTGACGTGGGTCGCCAGTGGGCTAATCCTCCGTGGGTGTAGAGGTAGTGGGCGACGGCGAGATTACAGTTCACGTTGGTGAGGGCGAGGATGTGGTCTTGGTTGGGACGCAAACGACAAACGGTATGGGTGACTGTTTTCCACGCCCCTGAAATCTGAACCAACCCTACGTCGGGTCTGCCTGTGGTGCGTCTGATGGGGGACACGGACTTGGGTTGGCATCTGGACTCACGCCAAGAAATGTAGGAGAACGCCTTGACGGGCAGGTGATACTGGCGGAACAGCGCTTCGTATTGCGGGCAGGAACCTTTCGCTGCTGACGCTGGTGCGGCTGTCGCAAGTGGTGCGAGTAGACAAATGGTGAGTATGAGTTTGCGCATAGAGCCTCCTTGTGGTTGGCTTGCCCCGTTTCTCTGTCTGAAACGTAGTCTAGCAGTTAGTCGTATTGTTCGTTGGTGAGCAGGTCTTGGACGTGCTGTGGGAATAAAAGGAATCCTCTGGCTGGGTTGTCGCTGTCTGGTGCGAAATCACGCTTGTCTAATAGTGAATAGTTGATGCGAAGATAACGCTTCAATCGTTCTACGTTGATGAGAACAAACGCATCCGGTGCGAACCTATACGCCCACCATGTAGCAGCAGTGACGTTGATACCAGAGTCTTTCCATTCACCATTACGAGGACGCTGCTGTGTCTCAACAGCCATCCTGCCGTTACGGTAACGGTCAGCCTTCACCTCGACCGACTGATTATTTACAGCCTGAAAAAAGTCAATGAGGTTTTGTTCACCTTCATGTCCGTATTCAAGGTCGGTAGTAAAATCAAACTTGGGGTTGTATCCACCTATTTCCATTTGTCACCTTGCTTGTAGTACGGATTGTCTTTGTGGTGGATAAGAGTTGCGTATCCATCCATGAGGTAGTTGCCCCAGTTGGTGCGCATCCATGTCCACCATTCTTCCCAGTCTTCTATGGTGTAGTCACGGCAGGTCTTGAACGTCGCCCCTATTTCTGGGTTACTACCTATTGCCACTAGTAAGCCATTCGTAGTTCTGTTGCTTGAACTTCATGCACTGACATTTCTTCTTCGTACATTTGCTCGCGTGGTACAGGTCATCTGCCATGTATCTCCACTGCTTTAGTTCTTCCCATAGGCGTGTAGCGTCGTCGTTGTTTTCCAGTTCGGTGATGCGGGATTGTGCGACGGACAGAACAGCCCGTAGACGCTCTATCTCGTCAGCGGCATCAGTACACATTGGTTCCAAGAGCCACCAATCTTCAATGGTGTTTTCTCTGTCTTCCCGTAGTCGGGTCACAATGTCGTCAGTCGGCATCGCCG